CAGCTTTAATCAAGCCAATCTCACTGTCTTCAAATTGCTTTTCCGCTTCCGGAATTGCGCAAAGAATACGATAGCCTGATGGTTTGGGTAGTTGTTTGCCTTTTTCCTCTGCGGTGGCAGTGAAGTTGTAGGCTCCGACAACTTGCGGGTTGTTGACGTCTGTAGCCAACAGGATGGAACTAGTCATCCGCGTTCTCCATGGTTTGTTGCAGGTCTAGTGCATATCCTCGCACAGTGAGCAGACCCTTGATCTCACCGCAGAGTTTCTTGTACTCCTCAAAGTTTTCTGCTCGGCCCTCGGCCAAGTAGTCTCTGAGTTGAGCAACCTTCTCGTCAGATTGCTTTACCAGTACTTCAATAATGTCCATTACTCTTCCTTAGTTACAGGTGTTTCACGATTCTTGTTCAGGACTGCTTGTAGTCCTTGACTCAAGTGATTGCGTTCTTGCTGTTTACCTTGATGCTCATGGTCACGCTCTTGGCCAGACTTGCCATGTTGTTTATCTGACAAGTGTTTAAGCACATCAACACCTTTGTCAATCATGTGCGCTTGCTTGTCGTTCTGCATCTGCGTCACGGCTTTAATCGCATCAACTTTCTGGCGCTGTGCGTCAAGCTGCAACTGCTCTTGTTTAATCTGCACATCAGCCTGATCTTTAGCCACCTTGCGCTGCAAGTCGCCTTGTTTGATCTGCAACTCTTGTTGTTGCAACTGAACCAGCGGATCTTGCGCTTGCTGCGCGGCTTGTTGTTGCGCTTGCTGCTGCATGTTACCGGCCAACAGCCGTTGTGACGCTTGTGCCAGCAGGGGAGCCAACCGCGCTTCGACTTCGGGATCCATGTTGATATCTTCACCAGCCTCGTCTTTCTGAGGTGGCAAGCTCATACCCAACTGCAACTCAATCTGTTTGCGATACTCAAAGCCTAAGTGCTCGTTAACGTGCGCCATCATTGCAGCTTGTAACTGCTGCGCGGCTGGGTTGTTTTGCAAGAGCGACATAATCTTTGGATCTTGCATAGCCGACATGTGAACCATGATGTGTGATTGGTGATCCTGATACATAAATGCCTTGACTGGCTTCATCATCAACACATTCTGGTTCTCCGACACTGGATCGGTAGGCTTTTGGTCTTCTTCCATTGGCACAAGTTTGGCCGCTTCTTTAATACCCAACACATCAAGCATCTGACGATGCAGAAGTGGCATGTTGTAAAGCTGGGGTGACTGCTGTGCTAACTGCATTACTGCTTGATACTGCACAATCTTTTGCGCCATGGTTGACGCATTTGGATCACTAACTGGTATCACATCCACGTTGTCGTAGTCGCTACGCTTAGCTTTGCGTGAACCTTCGGTGGGCTGGTAGTTGTAGTCCTCTGGCGTATACGCAGCAATGATACCTTTTAAGAGTTTTAACTCTTGCTTCATTGAGTAGTGAATACGTGCTTGCACAGCACTCATTACTTTAAGCGTGCGCTCTAGAATAGCCAGTGTTGTACCAACTGGGGCATTAGCCGACATATCACTAATCTGAAGATCAGCGGTATTAGCAAAACGACGTCCCTCATCAACAATCTGACCTAACAATGCCATCAATGTCTGGCTAGGTTCTTTGTATGGAAGAGGCAATAAGTTGTCACGAATCGTACCGCTAGGCACGTCCACGTCTCTCCACTCACCGGGAGAAATTGGAGTGTCGTCTCCTTTAACTCGCAGGCCACGAGCCTTAAAGCCACCGGGTAAGTTGCTTAGAGTACCAGCATCAACAAGCTGACGAATAAGAGAAGTGCCTGACTTAGCAAAAGCCCCAATGAGGTGGATGAGGCCAAAACAGTAGAAACCAAACCCGGGAACGTAGCCGTAATGTACATAGTGTTGGCGTTTTTGATAGGTTTCATCATCAGGCTCCCAGTTGCGGCGCACGGCCAAAACTTTGTTAGACCCTTTTTCAACGGTCACGATATAGGGTAGTTTGATACCTGTAGGTTTACCATCTTCTTCGTGCTCATATCCTGGAAGATCTAAATCTACACTCATCTCAAGAAGTTTGTAGCGGCTATCGGTTGTAGCTCTAAAGCCCATCTTCTCCGCAATTTTCTTTTCAACTTCGTCCAGCACATTGTCTGGTTCGCCTAGATCAATGTCACGGTAAAAGCCAGCCACTTGCAGGCGGCGTAACTCATTTTCTGTCTTGCGCATGACGTGTGTCACACGTTCAGACGTCTCTAAATTACTTGCACCGTATGGCACAACCAAGTCTTCCGCAGGTACAAACAAAGAGACCTGACGATCCATGTGCGGGTCAAAGTACACTTTCTTAAACGCATTACCTGACAGACCCAAGCCCCACAACATGCGCTCGTGCTCTGGGCGAAACTCAGTCATCACATCCGTTAACTGGTAGTTCATGTCATCTTGCACACGAACGGCGGCAGCTTTTTTCTCTGGTGTTTCTTTGCCAATGATCTGAGTCTTCACCGGCCCAGCGGCTGGGAACGTACTCATCATGGTCTCAGCTTGGAACTTCACAAGCGCTTCTGACAACAGTGGGTGGTACACACCGCAAGCGCCTTCCCATGGCTCGGTGCGCTCCTCAATCTTCATCCCCAAAAGCTCCAGACCATCTACATAAGTCTGCATCCAATCTTTGCGGCTACCAATGTCATCGTCAAAGTCACTGGCTAACTCACTGGCAAGCTCCTCAAGCACGCTCTCATCTAAGAACTCAGCCAAGTTGTCGTCAAACGAGTCATCCTTATCAGAAGCTTTAGGATTAAGATCAACTTCTAACTCAGTTACCTCAACCTCGGGCTCCATCTCGATTTCAATTATCGGCTCTTCCGTCAAGGCTTCTAAGCCTAGTGGTGCTTGGTACAGTGCTTTATCTATAGCCATGATTTACCTTTAAATGTCTTTATTACCGCCCTTGATGGGCTTATCAATAAAGCCCCCACGGGCTTTGCTAATTGTTGGCGGCATTTTTTTACGCTTTGCCAACTCTTCATTTTCATTTGTGTTTAAAGCGGAGGGTGTTAAACCAAGTGGTAAAAAACTTTCTGCAACATCTCCAGCAGCTTGTCTTAACTCCCCCGCACTTGCTGCACCAGTTCCAGAAGCTAGAGCAGCGGCTATACCTAATTTACCACCCAATCTAGATGGTTTGGGATGTACTTCAGTAATAGCATTACCAAAGTGAATATTGCGCCCACTTGAACCTATGGGGCTTTCACTACCAAAAAGTTCTACTGGGTTCATACCTACAGCAGGTTTTGTTGTGTATGGAGCCACAGCCAAAACTGTTCCCGCTTTTTTAGGGCCGTAGTCTTCTGTTAACTGCAACATTACTTTTCCAGTTGGCTTGCCATTCTCCATCACGGGCACAAACTTTGTAGCCATCTCAGCGTTTTGATACAACCCAGCTATGCTGTTTACTGCATTTGGATCCATGTAAATTGTTCGGCCAGACCGTTGTTGTATGCCTGTAGATTTATCTGTATGGTTTGCCCCACTACGATTGCGTGTACTAGTAGTATCTGCATGATGAGCGTAAGTAGACCCACGAGCCGTTTTAAAAACAGACTCAATATCGTCTACCCCAGTAGGCAAACTAAACAACGGATCGTAACTCATGCCTGCCCCTTAATAGTACGGCTCTTTCCTGCGGAATTGCCGTGGTTCATCTTCTTCATCGGACTCTAGCCTAATAAAGCCGCCACGTCTATAACGTATAAGCGCTTGTGACATGGAGTCCACCATGTCGTCGTGTTCGCCAGACGGAAAACTTGCAACCTCTTCCACAAGTTCTTCCGCCCAGTTAGTGTTTGGAACCCACACCATTCCCGACGCAAATATGTCAGCCACTGAGTTTAATCGAGCAATCTTGTCATTACCTTTAGTGGGCGTAAATTCTTGCACGGGTATGCCCATTGCACGAAGCTCAAAGATTAGTGGGGAGCCCGCAGCTTTTGCCTCAACCACCAGGGTATCTGGGTTCCACTCTTTGTATTCCTGCATTGCCCGCTGCTTTAACTCTGGAAACTCCATGCGAGACTTA